AGGCCGAGAGCGTGGGGCCGGTTGTTTGCTGGATGATGGCCAGAACGTCTTTCTTCGCCAGCTCGCCGTCGATCCAGTCGTTGGCTTCACGCGCCTGGCGGATGGCGTCTTTGCGCGGGATGCGGCCGAGCTTGATGGTCTGCCCGGTGAGCCGGTTCAGATAGATGAAATAACCCGCGTTCCTGTCGTACAGGTTGGCGGGTAGATCATGATTGGCGGCCTTGCGCGGTCTGGTCACGGATGACATCTAATAGGCTCTTTGGTTGGTCAGTTTGCTTCCGGTAGCGGGCGGTTGGCAACACGTAGATTTTCGCGCCGGCGCGGATCGGTTCCGGGTGGATGTAACCGAGCGATACCCAGCGCCGGGCGGTGCTAAGTGCTGGCGGCGGGTCGAAGTTGTCGGCAAGCCAGCGTTTCAGTTCGATGTGCTTGGCCATTTCCATCCCTGTAACTTCTCAAGCGCCCAGAGATGCGATTCGCTTCCGATCCGTCGCACCTGGTAGCAGTGGTGATATTTCAGATCGAGCGATAGTGAGCGATTAAACTGCTTCGACCAATTTGCGTATTTCGGCAAAAATGCCATCGGTATTTGCAGCGTTATGTATCTCATGCGTTGGGCGGCGGCGGCAATGGCATCCAGTGCGTTACGCGATCAGTAACGCCCCAATGAACATCTTCATATTCATTTGTTTCGTACCATCCGGCGGCACAGTAATAGGTGTCCGTCGCCTCGTCGTACTCGCCACCATCAGACTCAGGAGACTGCTCCAGCGTTTTTTCTGGAGCGTATTGCGCGCGGATACGACGGCTTTTATCTCCTCCGCCATAGGCCGGAACGAAAGCAATCACTGGAACACCCGCCGGCGGTAATTCATCAAAAGCGTTTTTCCATTCCATTTAAATCTCCACAAAAGCCCAACAACCCAATCAATCTGAACCTGCGCGGTCTTGGCATGCGCCATCACGCCGGCACTTATCTGAAGCGTTATTGGTGGGGGCAAGCATCCCTGCATCAGCCTCTCCTTTGGGTTGAGGTTGGCCCCCGTTGTCGTTAGAACACTGGTGCATTAAACGCGGCAACAAGTTGTTTGTATGCCAGTTCAGTGTTGTGCCGGCCTTTCTGATTAATCAGGTTCTTTGCTGCGGCTTCAATTGCATCGGCCCGGGTGATCCATGAAAAGCGGACATATTCAATGTCTGAATAATTGATCTTGTCCTTGCTCCATGTCGCTTCACCTTGATCTATGTGCCATTGCATCCAAATCCGATCTGGCGGGTATCGATTGATATCACTCATAACAGCCGCCCCAAATACCAGGCCGCTTTCTGCAGCGATTCAGCGCCGCCTTTGTGCAGCTCGCGCCAGGTGTATTTCAGCGCGTTGCCTTTGCAGTAGCCTCTGAATTCTTCCGGCGTAAGTGCGGCCTGGATGGCGTCGATGCATTCGATGCTGCCTTGGGTGTAGTGCGGCGGGTGGTTTACGACGTCGTAGTGAATGCCGTCGTTGCCGTTCTGGCCGATGATGTCGATGCGGGATTCGTCGGCGATGAACTCGCCGGCTTTTACCCAGTGGCTGACCGTTCCATTGCATTCAACGCACGGCATGACGCCGGCATCAACCTGCGAGTGGTGGCAGTTGTCGCAGTTGTTGGGTAGGTTGATCATGCGAACTCCTTCCAGACTGCATTCCGATTTGCCTCGCCCATGACTCGCACGACCAGCACGCGCGAGGCGTGGCCAAGTACGATATTGGTCATGGCCATGGCACGCGCGTCGTCGTCGGGTGCGAGCATCTCTAGCTCGGTCATGTCGTCGCTGTCGATCAGCATCAGGGCGGTTTTTCCTGGTTGAATGGCCGACTGCCGAGTAGACAGGTTGTTCAACTGGGTTATGGCCTGTAGCGCTTCTTCGTAAGTTGATACATCCAACGCCCGGCGAATGTTTGTCCAGTCTTCGAGCATTCCATCGATGATGTCATGCAAGCTCTGAATCGTTCTTTCATGGCACGATATCAATGTCTCCATGTCCCGCACCTTGCCGAGCAGTTCGTCCCGATGATCAACACCAAGGAACGCTTCCATATCAGCAAGTATGGCGTTTGATGCGGCGTTGAATTCAAGCGCGGCTTCGAGTTTTTCATGCAACATCCGGTTGGCGCTGGCGAGAATACCGGCATTGGCTGGCGGCATGTCTTCGTCAGTTTCTTCGATGGTTTCGTTTACCGGGATTTCTGCCTTGTTTTGTTTCGCGTCCCACTCGATGGCTTGCTGGGGCGTCATGTAGTGCTTTAGTTCGCGGCCTTTTTCGGCGACGAAGCCGATGCGGGTGACGATATTTGCGCCGGCGCGTTCCAGTACGGTGTCGATATTCCGCGCCGCGATGCTGGTTTTAACCGCCAGATCGGTGCCGGTAATAGGTCCGTGCGACAGGATGTATTTCAGGATCGTAGTCGAGCCGGCTTCGGGTTTCTTGGTGGGCATTGCGGGTTTCCTTAATGGTTTCGCGGTGAGGGGTTTCAGGCCGGTTGGCCAAAAAAGTTTTGTGGCAGTGCCGTCGACGATGTGAGTCAAAGTGCTGACCAGGCGCGCGTCGATCAGCGCTTGCATGGCGTTGGGGATATCACTGGATGCGTCCGGGTGAGCGCGCAGGATGTCGCCCAGGTTGATCGGGTTCATGCTGCTGCCGCGTTGCAGCGTTTTCAGCACGGACAGCGCGAGCGGGGATGTTTCGCTGTATCGGCTCATGCTCAATCCCTGGCCACCACGCGCGAGCGTGAACATGGCGGCAAGGGCCGGGCATAAACCTCGATCAGACCAAGTGCGCTCTGCGGGACCTTGTAGCAGACCCGTTCCCGATCCTCTTCGCGCTGGATATGGCCCGCTGCGGCCAGTCGTTTGAGGTAGGCAAACATATCCTGGCGGGCGACGGTGTTGAACTTCTGCGCGATTGCGGATGATGTTTGCGGGGTAGCTTGCTGGCGTAGGTGATTAATAATCAGATCGACGCCGGGCAGTGTTTTGCGGGGCTGGTGGCTCATGCGGCCTCCCGGATATCAGTTGGCATGGTGCCAAACAAGTCGGGCATGCTCATTTCGTTTTCAGCCGCTTGCAGGTAGTGCGCGCCGTCCATGAAATAGCGCGGGCTTAACTCGGTCGCCAGTGCTTTGCGGCCTTTCAAGAGTGCGCGATAGGGCACGCTCATGATGCCGCCGAACGGGTCAAATACGGTGTCGCCAAGGTTGCTGAAACGCTCGATTACCCGGTCCGCAATGTCGAACTGCATCGGGCATAAATGCTGCTCTTTTCCCTTTTGCGACTGCATCATGTTCAGCGTGCGCATGCGTGCCACATCGCTCCATGCGTCATCCATCCATGAGGGTGGCTGAAACTGCATGAACGTCACCGGCAGGCGGCCGTATCCGTCCATCGTCTCGCTGATTTTGACGTGATGCTCGTAGTCGTACAGGTTGGCCAGGTGGTAATCACGAAACCAGCGAAACAGCACGTCATGGTCCAGTGTTTCCAGCTCTTCTGGGTTCATCAGCCGGTTGCCGCTGCTGCGCCAGAATGCATGCGCATCGGTCTGCCAGCGGGCGCGCGTGTATTCGTCTTTGCTTTTGACTACCGGTTCATCGGCGTAGGCGTTGCTGGTATCGGTCGGCGTCTTACGGAACAAAAGCAGGTATTCCGGCATGCCGACGCTCATCTTGCTGCCGTCTTTACACACCTCGGTCCAGCCTAGCCGATAGGTCTGGTTATTCTCACGCACCACATCGGTGACGATGGTAATCATGCCCATGTAGCCAAAACCGTGCTTGGTGTAATGCTCGATACAGCGCGCATGGAACGGATAAACCGTCTGGTAGCCAAGGCCAGTCAGGCCGCCTGGAACGATGCGATCCTTGACGTGAATTGCGGCAATGCGTCCCGGCTTGAGAATGCGCAGCAGGTTCGGCGTCAGGTAATCCATCTGCTCGAAAAAGTGCGCGTTGTTATCGGTGTGGCCGAAGTCGGCGTAGTTGGGGCTGTATTCGTATTGGGTTGAAAACGGGATGCTGGTCAGCACCAGGCCGACGCTGTTGTCTGGCATGGTGGCCGTTTCGGCTACGCAGTCGTTGTTGATGATGCGGAAATCGCGCCCGCTCACCTCGATGCGCTCTACCCCCATCGCGCGCTGCAAGGTCTCGGCCATGGCCGCATTGGATAATCCATACTCTCTGATAATCTCAGTCATCTTCGCTACCGTTTCTTTGTGGTTTTCCCATTTGGCTTCGAGGATGCGTTTCACCTCGCGCTCCGCTTCCGTGTAAATCAGATCGATGCGCACCCGGTCTGTTTGCAAAAACCGATACAGCCGGTGAATGGCCTGGATCAGATCGTTGAACTTAAAACCGATGCCGAGAAAAATTGCCCATGAACAGTGCCGCTGGAAATTGCAGCCGCTGCCCAACATTACCGGCTTGCCTGCTAGCTCACGGATGCGGCCTTCGGAAAAGCCGATGATCCGTTCCGCTTTGGTTTCGTCGTCTTGGGCGCCGTAAACGCTGATTACATCCGGAATGGCTTTTTCTATGGCGACACGCTCGGCTTCCAGGTCGTGCCAAATGATGCGATGCGCATCCGGATTGAGTGCGCGAATCTCCTGCATCTTCTCGATCCGCTTGCCCAGGCTTTCGCGCTTCTCGCGCGCGCTTTCCACCACGCCCAAGGCTTGTTCTTTCAGCAGCAACCCCTGGCCAAAGTAATTAAAGCCGGCGTTTTGATGGTCATCGGCAATCTCGTGCCAATGAATTTCCATTTCAGGCAGTTGGTAGCCTTCGTCCGGGTGGCCAAGGTCGGAAGGCTTTTGCACAAAGATTGCCCAACTTGCCACCCATAACCAGAATTCGCGCTCCTTGTGCCCGTGCAGCGTCAGTACATCGGCCTTGGTCGGGTCACGTTTGAAGAAGCGCGTCTTCGCCTGGCCAACATCCATCACGCCGAGAAATGCGGCATAGGCCAGCAGCTCGATAAACTCGTTCGGCGATGGCGTTGCCGTGGCGACAAACCGATACGGCACGCAATCGCCCAACACGCGGGCATCCATCGTCTTGCGGTCGCCAGCGAACACGGCCATGAACTCGCGGAATGTCTTGGTGCCACCAAAGCCGCGCAGCACAGATGCCTCGTCCAGACTGGCGACGCTGAACGCGCGCGGGTCCAGCTTGGCATCGCGCACCGTCTCGTAGTTGGTCAGATAGATGCCGCTGCCGTTCGACTCTTCAATTCGGCGAATGAACTTGACCGGAATATCCAGCATGGCAGCATCGCGGATGAACTCTTGCCGCACGCCAAGTGGAATAACGATCAGCCCCATGCCGCCGGTCTTGGCCAGTACGATGCGCACCGCTTCAAGCTGGATAACCGACTTGCCGAGGCCGAAGGCAGCAAAGCACGCTGCGCGGCCCATCTTCACCATCCATCGCACCATGTCGCGCTGATGCGGCTTTAGGATAGGGTTTACCTCATGGTCGGCAACGTCAAACCCAAGCTGGTCGGCCAGTTTTATTTTGGCGCGAAGAAAGTCCTTGTAAACAATCGTCATGCGGCCACCTGAGCCAGTGGCTCATTGCAAGTGCCCAACACTTCCGGCGTGGAGTTGTTGCAGCGGGACACGAAGTCGACTGCGTAGGTCAGCACCGATGAATTCACCCGCTTGATGAGCGTATCGGCCAGCGTTATCGCGTGTCGGATGGTGAGCATTTCCGGGCCGGAGAAACCCCAACGCTCGGTCTTCAGGTAGCGCCGATCCGCATCCACCAGGGCGAACTTGGCAGCGTCGAGCGCTTGCCGGGTTTCGTCTGCGGCGCCGCTCATACGGGCGGCACAGGTGGCGGCGATGTTCAAGAATGCGGCCAAGGTGTGACGGTGCACGATGTCGCCGGCGCCGATCTCGATGGCGTTCATGGCGATGTGGACAGGCAGGACGATGGCGTCGCGTTGTTGCGGTAACAGCATGTGGCCGGGCAGGTAGTGCCGGCGGGTGCAATGCTTTTTCATGCGGCACCCATTGCGCGCCAGATGTGCGCGGGTATCGGCGCGGTTACGTCGGGCCGGTATAGGTTGATGCGCCAGGCGCGGAAGATCGCGCCTTTGATGATGATCAGGCCGGGATTATTCATCGTCGTCATCTCCATTGAGTTTGCCGAAAATGACCATCAGGACGACAGCCAGTGCGACGGCAGCGATAGCGCCTGCGGCGATCTGGTAGATCATTCGTACACCTTTTTTCCGGCGGCATTGAGGCCGAGCGCGCGGCT